TGCAAATGGGGTGTCTGGCATTTGCACACCCCTCGGAATTTATGATTGCACTGCCAGATCACCTGCCGATACTTGCTGTTGGAATGCCAGACCTTTGCTCCGAAGAAATTTCCACAGTCACCGCAGACAAGCCGGGCAGCAAATACGCTCTTTCCATTGTACTGCCGCCGTAGATTTTGCCTCCGCAGCAATTCTGCCTGCACCAGTTCAAATTCCTCCGGCACTATGATGGCAGGGTGACTTTCCTCAATGTAGTATTGCGGCACTTCGCCCTCATTCACCTTAGATTTTTTCGTGAGGAAATCCACCGTAAATCTCTTTTGCAATAGAGCAGAGCCCTTGTATTTTTCATTGGTCAGAATGCTTTTCACTGTGCTGGAACACCATTGCTCCTTTCCGGCAGGTGTCGGAACGCCCTGTTCTGTCAATGTTCTCGCAATGCCAGTCGGCGTTTTCCCCTCCATAAACCAACGATAGATGTTCCGAATAATCTCTGCCTCCTCCGGCACAATTTCCGGCAAGCCATCTGCTCCTTTTCGATAGCCCAGAAAATGCTTGTACGGCAGGCTGACCTTGCCGTCCGCCATTCGCTTTCGCTGTCCCCAAGTTACATTCTCCGAAATAGAACGGCTCTCCTCCTGTGCCAGACTGGACATGATGGTGATCAGCAGCTCGCCCTTGGAATCCAGAGTATAGATGTTTTCTTTCTCGAAAAACACCTCCACGCCTTTTTCTTTCAGCTTTCGCACAGTCGTCAAAGAATCTACAGTGTTTCGTGCAAACCGGCTGACTGATTTGGTGACAATCAAATCGATTTTGCCGTCCAGAGCATCTGCCACCATGCGATTAAAGCCGTCCCGATGTTTGGTATTCAGGGCAGAAATGCCCTCATCGGTATAGACTGCAACAAACTCCCAGTCTGCCCGTTCCTGAATGTACTTGGTGTAGCGATCTACCTGTGCAGCATAAGAGGTCTGCTGTTCCTCGGAATCCGTGGAAACTCTGGCATAGGCTGCCACTCTGCGTTTCTGAACCTTGGTTTCCGGCAAATGCGTTATGGGATGAAACTTTGCCGGTATTTTTAGGACTGTCGCCATTTTTTCTGCCTCGCTTTCTCTCGCATTTCCGTTGTCCAGCTTTCCGAACGGGAACGGTCTTTCCAAGATACGGTTTGTTCCGTTCCGTCCGAAAAGCAGAATTGCAGTTCATTGGGTGCAGGAATCTGAATCTGTTCGATTTGTTCCGCAAATCGCTCCGTATCAAATTCCGATATTTCCAAAACATCACAGCAGGCAGAAATCAGCGTATTTTCCGGAATCTGTTTTGCTGTTGGACAGTATTTTTTCCCTTTGGTGTTGTAAGTGGAACAAATCCAGACCACACCGGTCACAGTCGTTTTTCTGCGGTAATACTTGCCGCAGCAGGCACACCGTATTTTCTGCGTAAATGGATATCGGTTTGTGGTACAGGAACCGGCATATTTTTTCTGCCGTTCCGCCATTTGTTTCTGCACCGCATCAAACTGTTCCAGCGAAATGATGGCTTCATGTGAATCGGCAACGAAATACTGCGGAAGCTGTCCGATGTTAGCCACCTTTTTCTTGGTAATGTGATTTTCCCGAAAACTTTTTTGCAGCAACAGGTTTCCGGTGTACTTTTCATTGCGGAGCGTTCGCCTTACGTCCTCTGTCGTCCATGCACAGCCACGCACCGTGCATATCTGCTGTTCATTCAGTTTCTTGGCAATTGCCAGCTTGCCCATACCAGACAGATAATATAGAAAAATCATTCTAACGATTTCTGCCTCCTCCGGTACGATTTCTAGTTTTCCGGACTTGGTTCGCCGATAGCCCAGCATTCGCATACTCCCGACTTTTCCCTGTTCAAAGTCCTTTCGCATCTGCCACTTTTTGTTCTCGCTGGCAGAATAGCTTTCCTCCTGTGCATAGGATGCCAGAATGGAAAGCATCAGTTCGCCGTCTGAACTCATGGAATGAATCCGCTGTTCCTCGAAATAGACATCAACGCCCAGTGTTTTCAGTTCCCGTACCGTTTCCAGCAGGGTGACCGTGTTTCGTGCAAAACGGGAAATGGACTTTGTCAGAATCAAGTCAATTTCTCCTCGCCGGCATCGGTTCAGCAGCTTTTGAAATTCTGCACGATTTTCCTTTGTTCCCGTCAATGCCTCATCTGCATAAACACCGCAGAACAGCCACTTCGGATTGCTCTGGATCAGCTGATTGTAATAGCTGACCTGTGCCGACAGAGAATGGAGCATGGCATCCTTTCCGCTGGACACTCTGGCATAGGCTGCCGTCCGTTTCAACAGGAACGGCTTTTTCTGTGGAAATGCAACTTTTTGTATCACTCGTGCCGTGATAATCTCCCCCTTTCCGATGACATATTACCGTACGATCGGGCAGGAGTCAAGGAATATACTGCACAAAGATATGCCGGAACGTTCGGCAATTATGGTGTTGATTTTTTGGAATTCCTCCGGCGTGACCAATCCAGCACGCATCCAGCTTTTCAAAATCGAAACTGTGGTTTGATACGTAATGATCTTATGGTAATGTTCTTTTTCCATGTGCCATTTCCTTTCTGTGCTTCCCATAGCAAAGACGGGAACAATATTTTCGGTGCGAACTGGGATAGGCAAAAAACGGCTCTTTGCAGATAGGGCAGAGCTGTTGTTGTTTGCCGTTCCCCGATACAACATGGTGATTCCACCAAGTATTGTGGCATTGTGTGGAACAGAATCGTTTCGGTTTTCGTTGCGGTGTCTGCACAACAGAACGCCCACACTGCGGACAGTGTGGGCAGGATTCGCTTCCTCTCTGCCGTTTGCAGAAAGAAGCCACGGTGTTGACAGACAGCCCTAATTGTGCTGCGATTTTCTTGTAGCCCAGACCGCTGCTGTGCAGCTGCCGGATCTGGTCTTTTTGTTCTGCGTTCATCCAATCACCCCAAAATTATCCCAAGAAACATAACCAGTCACAAATCGTCCCACCGGTGTTTTTCCGCAGAACTCCGGCTTTGTGGTGATCCGATAACGACCGTTCTTGCAAGCAATGCCGTCATAGAGATAGTAAGTGCCGCTGATTCTTCTGGTTACAGATGTAGTTTCTGCACTGGCGAACAGAGGCGTGTTGGCACGAATGGCAACCTTCTGTCCTTTGGTGAACTGACTGCCATTGGTGTAGACCGCATTTCCGTTGGCATCAAATACAGAATATCCGACTTTGCAGGCTTTTTTCGCATTTTCTAAGGAAGAATACGCCCCCAGCTGCGACTTCGCATCTGCCCAAGACTTTCTCACTCGGTAAAGCTGCTTTGTTGCAGGAATAGGTGTTGTGGATGCAGAACCTGCATTCAAATAAGACTGTACATTTTTCTTGAACTCCGCCCAATGGGGCAAGATGTACGCCGGACACATCTTGTACCGATTGTACATGGTGTTCAACTGGTCAATCGTTCCGTTTCGTCCGTCACGAACATTGAGCCAGTGGGTATGCGTGTAGAGATGGTTGATGTCCAATCCATACTGTTTTAATAACGCTGCGGCAAGTTTCGCACAGTTGTCTTCCGACTTCTTATCCGTAGAATTATACGCAGAGGACATAATGCACTCAATGGCAATGGTTCTTCTGTTGCCGTTTCCAGAGCCATCAGCAGCGTGCCAGCCGCTCAGGCTGTGGGGCAGATTCTGCCATGCACACACGTTATCCACATAATAATGAACTCGCACATCCTTCATGTTGTTATTGACCGTTGCTCTCGTGTACTGTTCCGCAGGGGTCGTGCCGCTTGCTACGGTGATCCAATCGGTATTGTGGACGGTCACACCAATGATTTTCCCCGCCATGGAAACAGAGGGCATATCAATGTGGTTGGGATTGTGTTTGGTGAGTAAATACTCGTTGATTTTTACTCCGTTCAGAGTCGTTGTTGCATCTGGTCTTAAAATAGTCATATTACTTGTCCTCCTTGTCGGTGGTTTCTTCTGTTCTGCCGATTTTTGTTTGCAGAACATCGATTGCTTTTTGGATTGCAGGCGGATACGGGATCCCCATTAAACTTGTATTTTCCACAATGGAAAGCAGTTCGTTCAGGCAAAAGCTGATGCAGACAGCATCCCGGATATAGTTGGTATTCAGCAGAATATCCATCCGAACTGCAACGACAATCAGCATTAAAGTGCAGACCTTTTTCGCCAGACCGAACCAGCCGGCTTTGGAAGAAAGTCCGCCGCTTTCCGTGTGTTTCGATTTTTTCATCATAGCGGTGATGATACCGGTGAAGAAGTCGATTGCCATAAAGACGACCAGTGTCACCAGAGCAGAGTCCCAGCCGCCAAAAATGGCAGTAAAAAAGCCGCCGACCAAGCCGACAGCTACACAAATGGTATCTTTCATTTTCAACCCTCCAGTACTTTCAGGAATCGGATTTTCGGATGAGAATTGTTGCTTCTGCCCACCCAGGCAAGGTAATATTCGCCGTCAGAAATGCCGGTGCATTCTGTGATGGTGGTGATAAAGGTATCCGACTGCAACCAGTGGAAATCCAGAGAAACCGCACGATTTGCATCGATCTCTGTATTCACATACACGCCAACGGGAATGTCGATCTTCTGCGGTTTCTGCACCAGATACAGGCTTCCGGCTTCGCTGGAACCCGACTGATAGGACATTACGATTTCCGCATTTTTCGTCAGAGACAGAGGCTTTGCACAAACGGTCAAGACCGACTTATCCCAGTTAAAACACGTTTGTGAGTAGGACAGCACAAAATCATTTGCTGCACTGCAAAACTGCGGATAGGCGGTCAGAAAATCTGTCATTGTCTGATAGCTGCCGTCCAGAATCATGCTGAGATTCGATGCATAGGTCGAAACGGCATCCTGTCCGGACTGAAACAGGACGGTGTAATTTCTGCCGCTTGTCAGGTTGTCGATTTGCTTTTGCAGGCTCTCCAAAGTGCGTTCTGTCTTTTCCGAATAGACTGTAACCTTTGTACTAAGCCCATTGATTTGTGTGCCAAAACCATCCCATTGTGCGATTTTAGTGGCAGTGATCTGATCCAATACGGCTTGATTTTCGTGGGTATGTGCCTTTTCCAAAAGCGGCTGAACCGCATCCTGAATCAGTGCTTTTACAGCATCGGTATCCGGATAATTTGTCAAATCCGGAGAAACACCATCCTTTCCGTTACGCCCATCTTTACCGTCTTTCCCATTTGTGCCATCCTTACCGGGCAAACCGTCTGCACCATCTTTTCCGGGTAATCCATCCCTGCCTTTCAAACTCTCCAGCCATTCTGCAACTGTCCCCACAAAACCGTTTTCTATGGCAATTTCATAAGCAGAACGACCGTCTTTTCCGTTTGTTCCGGTTTGCATCTCCGAAAGCTTTTTCAAAAGCTGCGTATACAAATCTGGAGTCGGCGGAATGGGTGTTGCACCGTCCTCTACAAAACCAGACGGTCGAATGTGAAGGGTAACAGGTACCGTTGTTGCACGCAGTGTAGTATCGCTTTCCGCATCGTAGCCAAACAAACTCATCTTCACCGCACCAGGATGCAGTTCGGCAGGCAGCAAGCAGGTTGTTCCGTCTATGCCAAGCACCACGTTGTATGTTTCTTCGCACTGTGTGAACTGTACCACCTTGTGCAGCGTTTTCCAAGCCCCATCGAACACGAACTTTACCAAAACAAACGCGATCTGGTCAGAAGCAATGACCTCTCGTTCCAGCACTTCAATCTTTTGATTCTTTACTAAAAATTTCATCATCCGTTTTTCACCTCATTCCACACATTATTTTCAGAATCATATTCCAAATAGCCGTCTACACACTGGATCTTTTTCAGATAATTGTTGTAGGAATGTTCTCCGGAGGACATCCAGTTGGTTGGTTTGGTGATGGCGTTCCACTGAGCGATCGTTCCTTCATATGTGATGGCTGTTAGACTTTCACAGTATGTCAGCATATTTTCCCCAAATGTCTTGCAATTCGCAGAAATGGTAAGGCTGGACAATGCTGTACATCTTGTAAACGTAAAAGCACCAATGGAATCACACGCAACACGAGCAGTCTTCAGCTTTGCACAGCCGCTAAAAGCATACTTTCCCCACGTTTTCACGCTGGCAGGCACAGTGACTTCTGCAATGGCGGTGTGATAAAAGGCATATGACTGAATCGCAGTAACTGCCTGCGGAATGGTAACAGAAGTCAGACCGGCGGTATAGCCGATTGCAGCATCTTCCTGTGCAAAAGCGGCATTCCCAATGCTGGTCAGTGTAGCCGGAAGAGATACCGTTTTCGCATTGGCACAATGATAAAACAAACGGTCACCCAGACCAGTAATGCCATTGCTAAGCACGATTTCCTTGATCTGATCGTTTTGATCAAACACAGAATCATGAGAAGTATAGTCATAGGTTGCACCCGTGCCACGCAGCAGCAGTTTGCCGTTGTCATAGAGAACATAGTAGATGTTTTCCCCGCACTGTCCGGTCGATAGGATTTCGCCTGCGGTCAAGTCATCTACCTTGGTTTGCAGTTCCGAAATCTGGCTGTTCATCGCATCCAGTCGCTTTTGCAACTGCTCCAGATAAGCGTTAGTCTGCTCCATTTTTACCAACATCTCTGTGACCTTGCACTTGCCAAGAATACACTTGCAGTAACCGCATTTGCTCTCATCCGCACGGCAGTCTGTCAGATCGGAATCCAGAATAGCTGTCGTTCCAGCACGCAGTCTTACAACCG